GAAGTTCTTCAGCAGCAGGTTTTGCATCATCAAAGTTAGAAGCAGGCTCAGAAGAGATTACTCCTTCTTCTTCGTCAGGTGCCAACCATTTCTGCAATACAGACTTCATATCATCGAAAGACATTCTTGAGAATACTTTCAAAGGATCAGGCTGTTCATTCAAGATAGTTTGCAGTAATGCATCATCTTCAGTCAAAGGAGATTCTTTAGTACGTGCACGAACGGTTGTTTTGTTAAAACCGGTTCCTGTAGTTTCAGCACCCACTGTAGTCAAATTCAAGTCACGACCTGAAATGATGTCAGTGTAATCCCCGATGTCCTCATCTTCTACCATAGAAAGTAATTCCATGTAGATTTCTTTACCAAAGCCCCAAAGTTTAACTCCGTCTGCCTCTTCACCTCTAACGATAACAGGTACAAATACCCTCATTTTAGGATCGAGTTTACGTGCTAGTCTCCAAGACTCTTTGTCTTTGCTTTGACGTAACTGCTTGGCGAATTCAACGATAGGATCTTTCTCACCCCAATTGGTTGGAGAGATGATTGGATTCTTGTCGATTCCGTAGTGGAAGTACAGCTCCGAAAAAGGATTTGATTTATTGTACGCAGAAGGTACAATACGAATTGTTTGCTTGCCCACGGCAGGCTTCCAGAAGACATTCTTACGTGCCTCTCCGGAAGGACGGCTTTGCTGAGTTTGCAAAGCATTCAGCTTTGCTTTGATTGAATTGATATCCATAATTTTATTTTAATATATGTAATAGTGTTATTGATTGCAACTTTATTTACTCTTTGTTATACTTAACTTAGATTATTTGTAGTCAGGACAGGACTCGAACCTGTACCGAAATCTTGCTTTCGGCCATCGTCTAGAAACAGGGCGTCTACCATTCCGCCACCTGACTGTTTATTTTTACTGTATGCTTAGGATGTTGTGCTGTATTAACAAGTAGATCGTAATTAACACCACAGCAACAGCTGTTGGTAATTTAATGAATATGTATGAAAACCATTTTGCTTTTCTATCACCGTTAACCTTTGCAACTAACATAAAGAATAAGCTTGGCATGCTACATAAAATAATTAGCTGTACTATATTTTCCATATCCTTAATATACGAACTTTGTTTTATAGAGCCAACTTTCTAAGGAAGATAATTCACTATTAGTATTGCTAAAAATATTCCTAGTAGACCTGTACCTATAATAAATACACTACCAAAAACACCATTCATCTCCAGTACATCAAACTCTACCTCGTATGCTTTGTATATTGATATGAGGTATAGTATTATTAAAATTATACTTAATGTTATCATATTTTATTTTTCTTCTTAAAAATATTACGTTCGTAATTTAAATCCCAAATAAACCTAGTGCGGCAAGTCCAAACCCACTTCTGTGTACTGAACCACATTTTAAGTTTCTTATGCCAAGGAAGGTTGTTGTGTTCCTGCTGCAACTGTTCAATTACTTCACTGCGATATTTTCTCGGCTTGTTCATGTTAAGTCCCAAAAGTGGTGTGATATAATATCATTGAACTCTGGATCGATGTTCTGTGTATTGTCTATCTTATCTTTAAACTTCTCTACTAGTTCCTCTGTCTCTGCTATTTCTGGTTTCTGTTCTTTTATGTAGTGCTCTACTATGTCTTGCTCAGTTACAATAGTGCCCATCGGATTCCTCCAGCACCAATAACCATTCACATCAGATGTTTCATAATGCTTTATTAACCACCTAGCAAATAAACCTAATTCAGATTTCATTACTTACTTTCCTCTGTCTGCTTAAGTTCGTTTCGCATCTTCCATTCTTCTTCCAGTGCTTGATCTGGGCTGTAGACTTTATCGCATTTACCGCAAATTAGGTTTTCACCGTCCTCGGTCCATTTATTGATGTACTCACCCTCGTTGATGTACGGTTCACATGTTGGGCAATTGCAAGCGTTTTCAGTTTTGCAGTAAGGACATACAAATGCTGCTTTCATTGCTGATCTCCTCCGTAGGTTTCGTTGTAGTATTGGTCTGCATCAATATATTCAAGGCCGTCATAGTATCTCATTTTTGCAAACGAACCTTCAACATACACACCTTTCATTAGTTCCTTCTCCATTTCAAGTAAAGATTGCGCTAAGTCAATAGCACTTTCAAACGCCATAACACCGCCTTCAAGCATATAATTAGGCATACTGTCTGCATTTTTAATTATGTTTTCCTTTCTAACAATAAGTCCATTAATTAAAGTTTGTAGTGTTGTTTGTTGTTTATTGTTGGTCATTGCTCACCTCCTCCGTAGGTTTGTTTGTAAAACTGCCCAAATGTCATTACATCTGATTCATTCATCATTACATATAATTCGTATTCGTAATACAACTTGATGGCTTGCTCCTTATCCCTTTCTTTAGCCATTTCAAATAATCGCTCAAATTGAATTTTTTGTCCATATGTGAATTGTGTTGATAATTGCTCAACCAACCAGTCCACTGCCGTCTGTTGTTTATTGTTTGTCATAACTTCTATTTTAGTGTGAATCTCCTACATTATGCTTCTCTCCGTAGATTAAATAATCTGGGTTGATTACTTTAGCTACTTTGCGTCTATCACCATCAATAGACTTAATTACAACTCCTTCGTGTGGTACTTTAGTTCCTTCAATTTTATCAAAGGTATATCTATCTTGTAACTCTTGACTCCATTTATCAACAGCTAAAATAGGTACGTATGGAAGGTCTAACATCCTATGGTAACAGTACGAATCATGAAGTGGTTGATATTTGCCGTTAATAGTAACATCAAAACCAACATATTCAATTTCTTTAAGACCGTAATCGTAATTCTTTTGAATACCGGGACCGTAAATTTCACCATAGATTACAAAACCCTCTCCGATCTTATATTCGTCTGAATCAACATAATCCCATTCTAATTTAACTTGTTCCCATAGCTTTTCTCTGATCCTATACTTTTGAGCAATAGTCTTCCATACATCAGTATCGTAGAAGCCTTGCGAGTCAGATCCTTTCTCGACGTTGTGAGATCCGTAAACATATTCATACTCAACCCATTTGTCTCCAAAGAAGCGTTTTACTTTATCCCACAGGGTTAGTTTGGCCTTCTTAACAATGCCGTAACGAGCATTAGTACCATGGATCTTCCTAGTCACTTCTACTCCATCATTCTCATTAAACATTCCTTGAACGTTTTTCATGTTTGGGAACTTATAGTAAATACCGAAGTTTGGATTTTGACTGTATCTGATTTTACGACCTGAAGCTAATTGAACTTCAACTGCTGGTGGTTCGTATTTAAAGATACCTAATTTTTCCATTAAATCTGCACCTTCATCCCAGTAGTAGCCAATACCCTTTGCGTATTGCTCTTTCATTTGAGGTAAACTATCTAATGAAATAACTAAACATTCAGAATAAACACCTCTCAACTTAACAGTACGTACACGTTGACCTTTGCGTAAGTAATTAGTTACGTTAATTGCATCTGATAATTCTTGAGGTATAACAGCATCAGTAGTTGCTACTACAACTAACTCATATGCTTTATGACTGCCTTTTTTAACAATACAGTTCCATCCACCGATTACAGCTAATTCAATGTTATCAGCACCTTCAATTGGTTTAATCTCGTTAATACGAGCTACAAAACATACACTATTTTGATTTTCCATCATCTTTATTTTTTAATTAAATAGATTGCCTAAACACTTATACATTTTGTAGTATTCGTGACCAGGATATTCAACTGTAATTGCGTCACCGCCAATTAAGCCTAATGATCTCACAAAAGACTGATTCTCTTTTTTGTACATCTCAAACATACGACTACCTGTCATCTTTGAGTACTGTACATTAGCAATACGGTCACATAACTTAACAAAGACAGCACCTGGTGTATTTCTAATACCTTCATAGTACATTTCGTTTGCTCGTTGTTTACGTGTCTTACCTTTTTCATTAGTAACAGCATAAATAATATCTGCTGCTTCTTGACCTAATTGTTCTTTAACATCATTATAAGATACTCTAGTATCTTCAATAAGGTCATGACCCCAAGTTGCTAACATACAAGCCTTTGCTAATGATACCTGAATTATGGGGTTTATAATTGGTTCACCTGTGTAGTAATCTTTGGTATCATCTAAAAGATGTCTGAAATCTTGAGCTACTTGATTCACCATACGGAGATGAAATTCATACGGTAAGTAGGTATCGTAAAAATGATTTGTGTTTCTGTGCTGGTCTATGCACCATTGGATTTTATTATTCATAACTTCTTATTTGACTAAATATACGAACTTTCTTTTAAGATTCCAAATTTTCTTTGTAACAATGATCATAAGCCTTATCAAACTCTGCATCACATTGTTCTTTTAACTCAGGTGGTAAAGTATCATAAACATTTTTATACCACCAATCATTCATTAGGTAAGCATGCTTTAGATCTTGTAGGTATGTTTGACAGTAACTACCGTCAGGATGTTGTTGACAATGCACTGCTGAACAGCAACCATCTTCTCCACACCCCTCACAGATTTTGCAGTAAGGTGAATAGTCTTCGCTCATATTAATCAACTATAGTTTCAATAGTGTGAGGTATCTGCCACCTAGCACAGTCCTGAGGCAAGCGATTAATGTGTTTGTAGTTGTTGATGTAGCCCATCATGTTAGCTGAACCAATAGCATTGGCTGAATGAATCATTACTTTACAAACAGGAGCACCATCCATCCATTGTTCAACTAACCATTTAGTACAGTCCATTCCTGTCTTTTCAGTAATGTTGTTGTAATCCAAAGTAAAGTTGTGGTAAACATTTGTATGCCATTCCATCATTGCTGTATCTCCTAAGTCGTGGTCTAATGAAATTAATCCAATATTTTCCAAACCAAGTTCGGTAATCTTAGCTACAAACTCATCATATGAGCGAACCACAGTCCATTCAGGCACAACATGTGTTGATGGATTAGGAAGGGGAGTTCTTACGTCGTCTAAGTAAATGTTATGTTTCATATCTTGATTTCAAACCTATTTTTCATTTTTTCTAAAGTTTCTTCAGGCACATTATGTTCATTAATACCTTCATGTCTGTTTTCAACTATAATAGAATGCACTCTGTAACCGTACTGTTCAGCTAACTTATAATAAGGTTCCATTTCCCACTCCTGCGTGAATGTATTGGATACCACAACATTCTTACCGAACGTCATTGTTTGCTCAACGTTTCTTCTGCACCATTCATGGGCAGCTTTTATGTTTTCAGGCTTCCAGTTATATACACCATCCTCTCCGATATGGTACATATCAGCTTCAAAGTGACGTGCATCTCCAAACAATTTAGCAAACGTAGATTTTCCAGCACCTGGTAATCCTCTAAGTAATGTTAGTTCTTTCATTTTTGGTTTTCTTTTACTAGTTTAATTAAATGTCTAAGACAAGCAAGTTCTGCTTCTTCATAGGTATCAAATCTTTCAGTATGTACTAGCTCTAATCCCCTAGGAAAATATTCTTCATCATCACCTTCCCCAACATACCTATCTTCTTGAAAGAACTGACTTACCTCTACTGTAAAATCAACATTGCCAATATCAATAGTTGGTGAAATACTAGCATAGTACCAGTACTTATATCTAAACCATCTAAATGCTTGTGAGTATGTAGGTGCAGTACATTGAGTTTCCTCCATATCATCTTGAGTATATAAAAAATCAGTTTTCTCATAACCCATTGTTATATCTGATAATAAGGTATCCCCTAAATGATACCAAGCAAAACAAGGTTCATCAAATCCAAGTTGTTTTAACTCGAATGCTTCTGGATATAGTGTAAAATCTTTATTCATAGTCTGCGTTCATGGTGATCTTTTGGAAGAGTTAATTTTACGTGCGGTCGGTCTTTCATAATACTGCGAACTTGCTCCAAGGAGATTGGATACAATTCATTTCCATCTACTCCTACATCCATTGCTTTTCCGTCAGCAACTCTCTGATGTGGAGGTAAATGAACATGGCCATGCAAATGAATTACACCATCATTCATTCCATTCCAAGAAGCAATTGGATAATGCATACAAACTATAGAAATCTTATCAACCTCTTTTCCGTTTGGTTTGCGAATATCCAAATGAAGGTATTCATGACAGGAGGAGAAAATCTTCTGAATATTCTCTCTGTCTCTGTGAATGTGGTGATCATGATTCCCGTAGGTTAAGTGAACATTCTTACAAACAATTCTGTTTCTGAATTCTTCAATTTTATTAAACCCACCGAATGACCAATCGCCTAAATGAATTAGGATATCATTTTCACCCACTACCTCGTTAATGTTATTAACAATAGTATCATTCATATGATCAAGTGATTTAAAATCACGAGTCAAATTCTCTGCTGCATTCCACCTTGTGGTTGCCCGGCAAATATTAGCATGATTATAGTGAGTATCACTAGTAAAAAATAAGTTTTGACCTTTCTCTAATACTATTTTCATAACTTTTATTTATCTAAATATACGAAAAAAGGCCTACCGAAGCAAGCCTTTTCTCATAAATGTTGTTTAATTTTTACTTTAGTCGGTTTCTGATTTCTTCCAAGGTGGTTGTATTTTCAA